AATTTAAACACAGGAGACGTTGTTGTTGATATTGGAATGGGTAAACATGGTTGGGCTGATGGTCATTATGGTCAACCAGTAAGACTTGAATATAAAGCGGCTGAAGATATAATGAGTGGTCCTTCAGATGAACCATTTAAAGTTGGGGTAAGAGATCCACTCTTAAGAGAAAAAGTATCAATACATGAAGATTTAGTGAAGGACATAAAACCTGGCAAGGAGGGTCTACATCTTAAACCAGGAAAAACCAAAGAAGAGTTCTGGGTTGAAGAAGCAGAATTTACTGGAGGACATCCAGAAAATGTTAAGTTTGATGAATCAACTATTGAAAAATATGGGGAGCATGGATCTGATTTTTCTGAAGTTGAAAGATTTGCAACTGGAAAAAATGTAATAAAAGATAAAAGTGGAAAGTTTAAAGAAGTTAAAACTTTACCACCAACTAAAAAAGCAGAAGGTCTTGAATGGGCACGAGGAAGAGCAGAAGCTCAAGCAGAAGAAGCTGCAGAAATGGCTGATGACTTTGCATCCGGTGGTATTGCTAGGATGTTAGGAGAATAATGAATCTTAAACAATTAATTAAATTCGGATTAGAAGAAAGCCAAGAGCCGGTAATCAAGAACCCTGTTTTAAGACAGGCCCTTGAGCCACGATCCATGGACCAAGCTTCTTTAGTAGATGACTTAGAACCAGGTGCACTTAAAGATGAGATGTTAGGTAAGTTCGATCCAGATCAAGAAACTTACGAAGAGTATTTACGAAGAATAAATTTAGAAAGACCGTTTAACATGGCTGAAGGGGGTCAGTTAGTACGAAACACGGTTGACGGATCACGGCCAGGGTATAAAGGAGAAGTAACATATAAAAGAAAATGGGAGGCTGAGAGATATGATACAGTTAAAGATATTAATGACCTTAAATTAAAAAAAGAAAAAGTAAAACTTAATGCTTTAGACTTTAAAACTGGAGACGTTAGAACATCAAAAGATATAGGTCAAAAATATGTTCAACAATATTTAGATTTTGTGGAAAAAAGTTATCTCAACAATGACATGTCTAAAGTAGACAGATTCAAAACATTTATAATAAATAAATATCCTAAAACCTATGCAAAGATTCTGTCAGATGTAGGACATAGTGGTTATAGAGGTATGATTGATGCTGGATATAACTATAAACGAAAGCTAGCTAATGAAATAATTACAGCATCAAATAATCAATTAAAATATATCAATCAATTTGATATTTTAAAAAAATTAGTACAACCTAACAAAGCGGCACAATTAAGAGATACAGGAATAGGTGCAGCTGGTGAGTGGTTAGATAAAAATACATTAAAATCTTTTCGTACTTTAGATGATATGCCTACTAAATTATCTAAATCTTTGGATTATATGGTTAAGAATAATGCTAAAATTATAGACCCCTCAAAAGTTAAAATACCAGGATCTGGCGCTGCCGCGTACCACAGAGCTTCTGCAGTTAAAAAAATGATGCACTATTTAGCTGGAGGAGGAAGCAAAGAAGAATTAAAAAAAGGATTGGAACAAAATGAATGGTATAAAGCTCAAAATTTTAAAGTAGGTAAGGAAACAAAAAATACTTTTGACTATTTATCACGAACATATGGCAATGACTTTATTGGGCAAAGTTTTAATGACGCCTATGATTTTGCTAAAGTAAGAAGAGGGACTATTGAGGTAAAAGGAATTAAGGGACAGGCCTTACCTGAAACTCTAATATGGACTAATGCAGCAAGGAGTGCTGATAGAAATTTTAAAGATGGAGTAAAAGTTAAAGACTGGCCTGTTCAGATAGTAGATAAAAAGGGAAATCCCGTTAATTTTGCTGATTTACCTGTTGATAACAGAGGAGTTAGAATTGTTGATGCTAATAAATATCAGTTTAAATATAAGGGAAAAATATTTAACAGAGAGAATTTAAGAACAGAGGGACCAAAAACAGGTTTCTTTGATGAGGTTTATAAATCAACAAGTGATATTAAAGAATATTTAGATGAACGGGTTCCTAATCCTGATAACCCTACTGGTAAAAAAATACCACTTAGAGAGTTATTTGAAAAAACTGGTGTAAATTTATATGGAACCATTGGTCATGATGATGCATTAGGTGGAGTAAAAAATAAACCTTTTAATAATTTTAGAATTTTAAACAATGTTGAAAATTTAGCTTTGTATAATGCTTACAATGAAATTGATAATAAGGATCTTAGAAAAAGAGTTGTTAATGAGATTTATGGAGATTTATTAAAGGCGCCTGACTATAAAACAGCATGGATAAATAAAAATACAAAGTTAGCAACTGATATTATTCAAGGAAGAACAACTTTAGGGGAAACTCCATATAGACGAGGGGCAAAAAATATTATTGAAAGATCACCAGAATGGATGAAATGGTCATCTAGAAAACAGGCTGAACTTTTTAGAGTTGCAGGAGTTTCAGCAAAAGATTTTAATGCATTAAATGAAATGCCACGTAAGGAAAAAATTTCAATGCTTAAAAAAATGGGTTTTAAATGTAGATTGGCAGGTGGTGCTGGAGAATCTGTTGATTGTTACATGAAAGATGTTGGGGAAACTAATAAACTTGCAAAACAAGGAAATAAACAGGCAATTAAAAAATTAGGAAACGCATTTGATATTGGAAAAGAACTTCCAAAAGTAGGTAAACTTTTCAGACAGGGATTACAAATAGGTCTCGCTGGTCCTGCAAAACTTTTAGAGTGGAGTGGTTTAGGTACATGGGGAGGATTGTTACTAGAAGGAGCTGTTGAAGGAGGAATTTATAAATATTACAAAGACTATAAAGGGTTGACTGATGAACAAGCTTTAGCTGAAACATTTACACCAGGACTACTTGCTGGAAGACCTGAAGGTGTTCCATGGTACGGGGGCTCTGAAGCACTTCAAGAAAAAGAATTATACGAGGTTAAAGATGCTGAAGGAAACATACGTATTAAACAAAATGTTAAAGACTTCATTGATACTCAGAGAAAAATGGATCAAATAGGAACTGAGTATGACAAACTAGAATCACAAAAGAGAGAAATAGACGAAATGCAAGGGTGGCGTTCTCCATATGAGGATACAAGTTATGCTCATCCACGTTTAGATCCAAAAGTTGGTATAGAAAATAAACAAAAGGCATTGGAAAATGAATATTTAAAATTAGAACAGTTAAATAAACCAGATGCATTAAGTGGAAACTATAATGCTTGGTTAGCTGCTAAAGAAAAACAAGACACGGCACAGGGACTTAGAGTAGCTGAAGCAAAGAAAAAAAGATTAGGTGTAGTTGATATTCCTTGGGATGTTTTAAATCCTAATGAAATGCAACCAGATTATAAATTAAAAAAATATGAAAGAGCTCAAGAGGGTTTGGAAAAAGAACTAACTGAAAAAAGGTATAAAATGATGCGAGAAAAGTTTCCTGGTTATAGTGATAAACAAATAGATGAAATATTAGCATATTATGAAACTAGTCAACCAGAAGTAGGAATGTCTTATGGTGAGTTGGGAAAGATGTTCGATATTGGGGATAAGCAAGCATATTACGCAGATAACTTTAGAATGGAAAAAGCAGGCGGTGGCATAACTTCAATCAGAAGACCTAATGCAATTCCACCTGAATCAGGGCCAACTCCACAGGGGTTGCCTTCAATGTTAAACCGTGTTAGAAGAATATAGGAGAATTTAAATGGCAGAAATAGATAAGAGTCTCCCTAATGTTAAAAGACCTGACGAAGAAGTTGCAGAGATCGTTAACTTAGAGGAAGAGACACCCAAAGGTCCAGTAGAAATCACAGAAGATGAAACGGGAGCAACAATTGATTTTGATCCCCATGCAATATCAATGCCCGAAGAGGGAGATCCTTTTGCAAATTTAAATGATTTGTTACCAGAAGATATTACTAATAAAATTGGTGGTCAATTACAAAATGATTATTTAGAATATAAAGTTTCACGTGCAGATTGGGAAAGAGCTTATATTGTTGGTTTAGATCTGTTAGGATTTAAATATGAAAATAGAACGGAACCTTTCCAAGGCGCGTCGGGGGCGACTCACCCGGTTCTTGCTGAAGCTGTTACTCAGTTTCAGGCGCTCGCTTATAAAGAGTTACTCCCAGCTGATGGACCAGTAAGAACACAAGTCATGGGAGCGAGTAATCCGATGAAAGAACAACAAGCTCAAAGAGTTAAAAATTTCATGAATTATCAACTCATGGATCAAATGAAAGAATACGAACCTGAGTTTGATCAAATGTTATTTTATTTACCATTAGCAGGTTCTACATTTAAAAAAGTTTATTATGATGATTTACTCGGGAGAGCTGTTTCAAAGTTCGTGCCTGCAGATGATCTGGTCGTTCCGTATACAGCTACCTCATTAGATGATGCGGAAGCCGTCATCCATGTTTTAAAAATTTCTGAAAACGATTTGCGTAAACAGCAAGTAGCTGGTTTTTATTCCGATATTGAACTTACCAAACCTCAAGGAACCGTTACTAATAAACTTGAAGAGAAGGAAAGAGAAGTAGAAGGAATTACACGATCCCAAAGAGTCGAACCTATGTATACACTTCTAGAATGCCACGTTAATCTAGATTTAGAAGGTTTCGAAGATGTTGGCCCTGATGGGGAACCAACAGGAATAAAATTACCTTACATCGTAACAGTCGAAGAAGGTAGTAGGAAAGTTTTGTCAATTAGACGAAACTTTGCGCCCAATGATCCATTGAAAAATAAAATCCAATATTTTGTCCACTTCAAATTTCTGCCAGGACTTGGTTTTTATGGCCTTGGACTCATTCATATGATTGGCGGATTGAGTCGTACTGCAACTGCGGCTCTCCGTCAATTGTTAGACGCAGGTACATTATCAAACCTGCCAGCAGGATTTAAACAGAGAGGTGTCAGAGTAAAAGATGACGCTGCAAACATACAACCCGGAGAATTCAAAGATGTTGACACTCCAGGTGGTAATCTAAAAGATGCATTTGTATTCTTACCTTACAAAGAACCATCAGCTACATTATTGCAGTTGATGGGAATTGTAGTTCAAGCAGGACAAAGATTCGCGTCCATTGCTGACATGCAGGTCGGTGACGGGAACCAGCAGGCTGCTGTTGGTACGACTGTAGCTCTTTTGGAACGTGGTTCAAGAGTCATGTCAGCTATTCACAAAAGACTCTATGTATCTCTTAAACAAGAATTTAAATTACTTGCTAATATATTTAAAACTTATTTACCTCCTGAATATCCTTATGATGTAGTGGGAGCACAAAGAAATATTAAAGTAGCAGATTTTGATGATAGAGTAGATATTTTACCTATTGCTGACCCAAATATATTTTCTATGTCACAAAGAATTTCAATGGCACAAACTCAATTACAATTAGCTATGTCTAATCCACAAATGCATAATATGTATATGGCTTATAGAAATATGTATTCTGCTATTGGGGTAAAAGATATTGATAGAGTTTTACCACCTCCTCCACCGAATCAACCTAAAGATCCAGCGATCGAACACATTGATGCATTGGCTATGAAACCTTTTCAAGCGTTTCCAGGTCAAGATCATAGAGCTCACGTAACAGCTCACATGTATTTTATGGCAACTAATTTTGTTAGAAACAATCCAAGTGTTACAGCTGCTCTAGAAAAAAATATTTTAGAACATATTTCTTTAATGGCACAAGAACAAG